TGTAATAGTGGTTTCAGATGGCGCGTTAATCGCCTCAACTGTTGTAACTTGTGGATTACTACCTACTGACAACACTGTACCACTTGCAATACTCGCCATCGAGCCGCTCGTAAGTGTTACGCCTGTTACCGTAGGACTTCCATTTGTAAAAGTCCCGCTTGCTATTATAAAACCTGCCATTATTTAAGCCCTTTTATTAATTCTTTCAATTCGTTTAATTCTGATTTTAACTGTTTTATCGCTGCTAATCCATGTATGTAAGCGTGTTTGTAGTTAAAAGACAGCGTGCCGTCCTCACTTTCACTTGCAGCGCCATCGAATATTTCGCCAGCAGTTTCAGCATTCACACCAACTTGCAATCTATCGCCATATTTATCAGTGTCTTTAAATTCGTATTCCCACAAGTCTAAATCCATTACTTTTTGTAGAGATTCTTTAGCATCAAGTTTACGGTGGAAGTTTTTTAGTTTTGGGTCAGAGGTTTCAAATACGACACCGTCAACTGTAACGCCTGTTGATGTTGTATTTAATTTTGACGCGCCGCCGTAATACAGTGCGGCATAAGTAGTTGATGAGAATGTACCAACTCTTACGCCTATATTCCCGCCTTTTTTTATATCTACATATTCGGTTGCTGATGTTGATAACGACTCAATTAATGCGGTAGTAGATGTTTGTATTGTAAAGTCGTCAGCACTCCCTAATGTAAAAAGGTTTGCACTGAATAACGTTATATCATCATCAAGGCTTATTGTTGCGCCTCTGTTGTTTGTTATATTGAAAAGCCCCGGCGATAAAGTTAAATATGCCTCCTCTGTGCCGTGTGAGAATTTAATTTGTTGAGTGCTTGCAGCTGTCCTTATTTTTATATATTTATCAGTATCAGATAATACATTAACACCACCACGCCCAGAAGATGGTGAGGTTGTTATATAATCGTATGTGCTGCCTGACTCGCTTATACTATTTCCATCCAAACTAACATAATCAGTGCCAGTAGCAGGGAAGAATTTTTGCGTAGTACCTTCAATTTCTACACGCTGCCCAGTCGATGCAGACTTAATTGTCGTACCAGTAACCGTACCGCCATTAATAGTCGTACCAGTAATCGTCCCAGTAAACGTACTATCAGTAGCTATTATCTTGCCGTCGAAAACAAACGTATCATCAACATCAACCCACTGGAATGCAACGCTGAAATCATCAGGGCGTAAAAACTCTATCTTGTCACCGATAAAGCTAATCGTACCGTTGTCTGGCTCACCCTGTATATTAATACCAGTAATGCGCTTGTTTACGTCAGTCCCTAAAAACGCTCTTGCGGTCAACGTGCCTAATTGTGAATCAAACTCACTATTTAACGTCAACTGAGTGCTTGCAAATTCTTCCCCCTCAGTGACTCTAGCATCGATACCGCTTATTGCATTTGCGTTGCCCTCAACGTCAACCTCAATCAAGTCAACTTTTGTTACAGTCGCATCAACAACGCCATTAGTCGTGCGTATTTCGTCAACACGTAAATAGTTTTGGTATGCGTCAGATATTCCCTGTCCAGTCAGATTAATTTCGTCAATCGTCATAACGTCAATGTCAGATTCTAAATTGTCTATAGCATCAACGGCATCATTAATTTCTTCTTGTATCGCGTCAATGAACGGCGCAACTTGATCACCAGTATTAGTAGTGGTTGTCGATTCGCTATACCATGCAGATGTACCAAACGCATTGACTGCGCGAGTATAGATTGTGTATTGCGTGTCAGGCAACAATCCAGTTATAGCAACGTCATAGCCTTGCGCTTTAGGTGATGGTGTGTAACTCGTGCCATCGCCTTCAACATAGTCAAAATCGAATACAGTACCTAACCCTGCGCCGCTTAAAATAGGTTTGGCTGAAATATCCCAATCACTGACAATTAAATCTAAATCGGTCGGTGTTGTCGGTGCGGCTAGTGTTGCTAACAACGTACCCGCTGTTGACGTTTTGCCTAACGTATTACGTGCGTACACTTCAAACGTATAAGCGCCACTGGCCAATAATGGAATGGTGAAAGACTTTGTATCGCATGGCTGAGATAACACCTCTACGCCGCCCACAATCGCTTTAACGAGATAACCACGAGTAAACGCATTACTAGCGTGCGACCAAGTTAATAATCCAGTTGTTGCGAGTGTGGTGTCAACTGTTATCGATAAACCTGTCGGCGCATCTATAACGTTCGGATTGCCAAGATATGAGCCGCCTATGTACTCGTTGTAGGTTTGGTCAACCCATGGATAAACTGTATCATTATGCAAAGTCGCTGCAATAGTTACAGTGTAATCATCGTTTTCCGTAATAGAGTCGATTCTAAACTCTTTATTAACCCATCCGCGCGTGTTGTTAGTAATATCAATAACATCACCAACGTCTAACTCCATAGCTAACGCGGTCGCTGTGAATCCGATTTGGTCATTGTTTCGACTAACTTTTGCGGCCACTTCTGCAAGTTGCAAAGCCTCTGCTTTATACACGCAAGTTTCACTCGTTATAGAGTGGTCAAGTAAAACGCCGTTATCCTCTGCTAACCAAGTCGTGTACGTTGCGCTATCTGTTTCTGGATAGATAACCTCGTCCATTTCAAAGTTGTTTTCGATATTTGGAAATCTAACAGTAACTTGGTTGTATTTATCATTCTTACTAGTTGTTTTGGTTGTGATTGCGCCGATTATGTTGTCATCATCAAATGAGAACACGCTATCCGCTTCTGACTCAGTCGCAACACTAAACAGTCCGTTGTTATCAGGGAAGAAGCCACGAAATGAAGTAGCAATTTCTTTCACGTTGTCGAATACTTGTACGCCTGTATCAATGATATTGTTATGCGAGAAACGAGCAAACGTTTCAGTTTCTTCTATATTCGTAACACAATAATAATCCTTTAAAACTGGGTCATACTCACAAACACGTTTTGTCACTGCCGATGTGTGGTCTGTACCGCAAAAATTAGCCACGATAGTCGCGTTAGTGTAATCAATTAATGAATCACTTAAATCTAACCCGTACACATCGCTTTTGATGTAATCGATTAGGTGTACAACTGGATTTTCAGTGTAGATTGTTTCGTCTGTGCGCCAGTCGTAACATTTCTTACCTTTGATGCGCGCTGTTATCTGTGGCTCACCCTGCCAGATATTCTCGTCTTGCGCCTGTTCAAACGTGAAGATACCTACGCACAACCCCTCGTATAAACTGGTAGTATCAGACCAACGGTTAAACTTACCAGAGCCACCCATAGGCGTTAGATTGTCAGCGCCACCTTTGCGTAGTTCATACGTAAACCACTTACCGCCGCCCTCTTTTGACCATCGCGCGTCATTCCACGATACGCCGTTAAAAAATACCTCCTCAATTTCTTCAACTTCACCGTGACAGAAAACAGCTAACACATGATAAAACTCGTTTTTAATCCCGCCTGAACCGTCTGTTGTATTTTCATCAACAATATCAGCGCCCACAGTACGAGTCCCGTACACAAGCTTAATTGGCAGGTTTGAGCCTTTACGTTGTAGTTTTAACCCTTCTTTTGGTTGTGTTTTAGGGTCAATCCAGTTTTTGATTAAATCGATTGTGTTGAATACAAACTCGCCAACGCCTTCAATTAAATTGAATAAAAAGAAACTCATTATCTACCACCCCAAATTAATTCTTCGTTTATGTCTTTTGAATTTATAAAGCTAGTAGTATTTGGAATTAACCTGCTAAAACTTGCCTGTGTTGTTCTTATTCCACGCACCACTTGCCATGCGCCGAAAGCGTTAGAGCAGTTAACTTCCATAGTCGCACTTTCAACGCCGTCATTTACAGCGTAACTGTCAATCGTAACAGTTGTTTGCATTAACTGACCAATAACAGAATAATCATCCCCAATGATAACTTTGCGAACTGTGATTGTTTGGTTTTGCTGATTGTCATTTAAAAATAGCGCCAACATAGTTTGGTCAACGGCTGTAAATAAAATGTTAAAATCAAGTACGGTTAAATCAACTTGCTGCTTAAACGGGTCAGAGCCTAAAACTAAATTTGTCGCTGTATAAACGTCTGTGTTGTGCGTTAAACTGGTCGCAAAATCGGCAAGGTAATAATCGCCATCAACAAGATTTAATTCATATAAATAAACAATCGGTTTGTTAGCAGCAATCGCCGCTTTAATCGGTGTGCTATAATTCTTCATATATCCTCGATTAAATCTAATTCTAATGATGCGCTATTTCTATCTGCATCAATTTCGAATGATTGAACTCGGTTGCGCAATAGCATTTTAAATACACAGTTGTTAAAAGTAACTGTTGCTCCAGATGTAACGGTGTCAGCTAATAAGTTTGGTGAAAATGTAATGTCATTCCCTACAATACTATCAACAATATAAGCCTTGCTATGTCCTGCAAAATTAAAGAAATCACCGACTTGCACACCTGTCACACTTGCTAGTTCAACTTGAGCATCGCCTTTTGTTATTTCTTCTGCCGTTGTTGTCGTACTTGCGTTTGATTCGCTGAAAATAGGCATTGTAAGGCTGATAGAGTCGTTTTCTCTGTTAACCTTACTGATGAATGCCATAATTGTTTTTATATCCGTTTGTTCAAGTTCAACCGACCTAATGCGAAAATCAAAGCGTTGCCCGCCTAATCTACGATATGCAAGTTTTAAGCTACGCGTTTCAGTTGATTGATACGCATAGTTATCCACTGGCGTGGCTGAATTTATTTTAAATACGTCTGGTAAAGTAGCCATTAAAATGCGACTCCTTGTGCACGTTTAGCGCGTCTTATAATGTTAACGAATAAATCTTGATTGCTTATCGCCCACTTTGTCATTTCTTGATTTGATGGGCTTACAACATTAAAGTTAATTGTGTCTTGGTTGGTAATTGTATTACCCCCGCCCATTTTCGATATATCCTCACCTCTATTCATAGCCTCAAGTGTCGCACGATTCTTTTTAGTGTTCGGTGCATTTACGACAAATTCCTGACCATGCACAACACCTGCGACCTCTTTCGTGCCATAACTGCCAGTGTAGCCGCCTTGTTCAAATCCTGAGTATTCCTGACTTTGTATTTTGGCAACCTGCACACCTGCCAAAGCGCCGATTGATGTAGCTAGCGCCGCACCCGCAATAGGGTTCAATGTTGTAAATGGTGAACCTAAAACATTAGTAATTGCCAACGCTGCATTTAATGCCGCTTGAGCTGATGCAAAGTTTTTGTAATCGTTGAATGACTTCTCACCGCCTTCTTTTGCTATATCCGCTAAGTTGCCAAACAAATCAGCAGTCGCACCAAGCATGGATTGGTTAGATTGCAATTCTAATTGTTTACGCTTTTCCGCCTCTGCCGTTGTAATATCTGTTTTCTTTTTCTCAAACGACTGAAACGCCAATAACCGCTCAGCCTCAAGCGATCCAACTTCTGCCCCGATTGATTTTTCATACTGAGTGATTATTGCTAGACGTTGTTCATATTCTTGTTGAACTCTACCTGCCGCACCACCTTGTTCACCTGTTAGTGTTGTGGATAGCGTGTCGAACTTGGTAGAAAGTTGAGCTTTCTCTCTAGCCGCTAACGCCTCCGCAGCAGCCAACTCCCTAGTTGCTTTTATATCAGCTTCTTTGGCAAGTTTAGACGCATTTAAATCAATTATTAATTTCTTGATACCTTCATCTAAATCGTCTGCACTTGTTGCGCCAGTAGCTAATGCAGCGGCGTATAGTTGACTTTCTAACTCGCCTTGTTCAAGTGCTATTTTTTGGACTTCTAATGACGCTGTTAACTTTGCAATCGCTTGAGTAGTTGGATCTAACTTATCCCCAGTCTCTTCAACTTCCCTAGAAAAATCAGATAAGAATACGCGCAACGTGTTAACGTTTTCAACACCATCATCAAACTGTTTTATAAACGGTATAAACTGCTCAGTGAATTTAGTAATCTTTTCATTACCAAAACCAGTAGCCTCATTAACATTCTCAAGTTCAGTTTGAAACGCTTTTATTGTAGATGGATTCGCGTTTTTTCTTATATCAGCGAGTGCAACATTAAAACGAGCGGCACTTTCAAAGTTAATGCCAAATGAACGAGCTGTTTTATCTATCTCAAATCTAAAATTAGATATTTCATCAACAGATAACCCACGTTTTAACAGACTGTCTACGTCTGTTATTTTACCTTCCAATTCCTCAAACGGTACTTGTAAGCCGAAAAACTGGTCTGAACTAACACTAGCTAAAACCCTGATGTCACCCGCAAGGTTTTTGATCGCACCTGATGCAATTTTAATTTGCTGATTAGAGTCTGTTATCGATTTTGCTACTTGCACTTTTGCAAGCGTTTCAGATGATTTTGCTAGTGATAATATCTCACTAGATAGACGTTTAACTCCTTGCTCATCTTCGTCAAGCGTGGTTTTTAATTTCTCTAATATACTTTCTAATTCTTCGGCGGCTGTGTCTGCACTTTCCATTGACAGCGCCATACCGATAGCGGACGCAGTAAGCGCGGTAACAACACCGATTAATGGCGCGCCTAACACAATACCTAAATCCGCAGATTGCTGAGATAGCGCAAGCATGGCAGATTGTCCACCTTGTATTTGCCCTACAAATTGCTGAACCTGTATACCTGCTTGACCTGCATTCCTACCTAAACCGCTAACCGCTGAACCTGCCTTGTTAGTTGATGTAGTTATATTCTTTGCAGCTTTCTCGGTCTTAGTACCTTGCGTTTCTAATGTTTTAAGCTCACTCGTAGCCGTCTTAATCTGACTACTATCAGCTTCTAATTCTAATCTTGCTCTCTGTGCCATTTTTGCGACTCCAAGTATCTATGTAAATAGTATAACTGGTCAGACCTCTTTAGTCTATTAAGTGTGTTATTGTAGGTTTTTAATTAAGTAGGAAACACGAAATGAACGAAGAATGGTACGAAAGAGCAAACAAAATAAATTGCAACCCTCTATATCATAGCAAGTTAAAATTTATGACACTTAGAGAGATAAAGGAGTTACATAGAGATAACAACTTAAGTGATGATGTAAAGCTGGACCAGAAAGGCATATTGAGCGCATTAGAGTTATTGGAAAAAACGCTATAACAAAAAACCGCTATTCAACAGAATTAGCGGCTTTAACCATTTCTAACAAACAATCAATTTCAAAATGTTTAGGCTTGATGTCGTATAGGTCGAAATAATCTTTTATTTCTCGCCTTGAAACATCAGGCCACATTTCACAAAACCAATTCCATACGTATCTAGTCTCACTTGGCAATTCTAACTCCTGTGCATCTTTAGGAATAGGCTTGCCATGCTTAGCTATTTGCGCATAATGGTCTTTACGGCTTATTTTTTTCTCGGCCGTTTCGACGATTGGCTTTTGCTGCCAGAAGTATCGCCTTGTATACTCGATTGTTTTGTCTGTGACTTTTTTACAAAATCAGCTCTAGCACTCGCTAACTTGTCAATTTGCTCGCACAAGCTAGGTGAGTTTTTAAGTAAATCAATTTTATTTTTAGGCGTGCATTCCTCATCAAATGACCATGAAGTAATTAATGCAGCAACTAAAGTCTCGCTTATTTCATCGTTTTTTACTTTACCAGAAATAGCATCAAGTTGAATTTGTCGTTTCGCTTTCGTAAATTCGTCTGAATCTGTGCCTAAATACTCTAGCCATTGTTCGCCGATATGTACTCGTTCTGGTTTGTTGCAATCGTCTCGCGTGTATAAGTCTGTAATACTAGCCATTATTTAACACCCCTTTTGTGAGCGTAACAGGTTAGATTGATAGTGGTAAACTCGTCTTTATCTGTTGTCGCTGAACAACTTATTAATCCATTTATTAATTTATCGTTTTGGTCAACTACAAATATATTACCGTCAACCTCTTTAACAGAAAGGTATGTTTCACCGACTTCTAAATCAACATCAATCGGACTCGCTAGCTTACTTGTTATCTTCTCAGCCATTTTATAACCTCATCAAAGTTAATCATCCTATAAATGGCTGCGGCAACGGTGGATGAATCCGCTTTCAACTATTCAGTCTAGCCGCAACCAATTTGTTAAACTGGTGTTCTTTCGATTACCAGTTCGCTTTCTTCTGTAGCATCATACAACGATTGAAACGGCATACTTAACGTAATTGCACCGTCACCAGATACATCAGGTTGGCCGCCAGTATACTTGATATTAGGCATATAAAAACGTAACTCGCTCGTATCTTCTGCAACTAAAGTAAACTCTAATGAAGATGCAGTCTCGTTAACGAATTTATTTAACATCACCATATCTTCAAAATACACGGTAATTGTGCCAGTTACGTTTGTACGTGCTATTGACTTATCAACAGCGTTTGAGCTACCGACCGCGAATAAGGCCTCTATACCATTAGCCAAAGTCATATCAATAGATGTGACGATGCCAATTTCAGAACCGCCTTCTTTAATCACACCGCTGAACGAATCAAACGGGCATTGTGAAGACGGTGTGTCGTATGTAGCACCGGCAACCATTGTATTTGTCGGGTCTTGGTCTAGACCTACAAACGAGATTGAGCCTGTAACAAGCGCATTAGGTGCGATAGATAATGATAATTCATTACATTCAACGCCTGTATAACGTATGCGCTGACTAATATCAGCAAAATAACGCTCAAAAGTAAACGAACGGCGTGTTGAACCTGTTAGCAATTGGTCAGTACCCGCAATCGGCGCGTCAGTTTCCCACGTGCCACAAGTTACAGCCTCTAACATATCATCAAAGTCACCGTATGAAAGCTGCAATGAACCGTCACCGCCGACTTGCTTATTCCCCGCGCGGAAACATCGGATATGGCGACCGCCTAATTCTTCGGATTGAATACTGTCTTTGCTTAACGCTAAAGTAGTACCAGTGTGTCTAAATGGACTAAAAACGGGCGTGGTAGGAGTTGTACCAGTAACCGTTTCTTCTACGTAATATAACGAATGCTCGCTACCACTTGCTATAGTCATGTTATTAACCTCTTGTTAAATATGCTGTATAATTTACTGTTATAATCCAACGATACCAAGCGTCCTCAACTTCGGACGGTCTACATGGAGCGCTGTTTATTCGTATGTACTGACTGTTATATGCTAACTTCTCACCAGTCTTTAATACTGTTTTAATTTCGCTAACTGCGTTAATTGCATCCAGATAAGCGTTTGTCAATTTCGGACAAAACACATCGACCTGCATAACACCAGAAACTTCATTTAATCCACTTGTACCAAGCGTGACGGGTAAATCACCCATATCTAATATATTGGCACGCAACCAAATCGCATCATTAGGTGTGGTAAATGAAGCGTTAGGCCATTCTATTTCATACCCGGACAAGTTAGCATCAACTACACCTTGAATTAACCCTTGATAAATATTAACTATTGTCATAATTGAATTTCACTATATTAGCCCATCTAGCTTCAACGATTTTAACCATGCCCGTAGGCGCTTTTTTAGAATGACCATCTTCTAGCCGCTCAATGTAAGGCAGGTTAGAAAATAATAATATCGAGTTACCAACGTTTGTAACATCAAGTGGTGACACATTAAGTATTTTAGCGCCTACTGAATTATTATTAGCTCTACCCATTAACCAACTAGCACGAGCCGCACCTGTTAACACTGGCGTAGCTTGCACAACTTCATTAAAAGCTTGAGATACAGACTTTCGCCATGTTGTATCAACAATTTCTTCAATGTTGCCAACCGCATTAGATAATTGTGCTGTAAAACTCATTATTAACACCTCTTTGCGTAATAATAGCACTGGTCGTACCACATAACAAATTTAAGTATGTATACTGGGTGTTCAATTAATTAATTAGGAATAGTTATGAAAGAAGGCGATATATTTAGATGGCAATATAACCATAAAACATTATTAAAAATGAACGATGGTGACAACGGTGGGACTACCTACTGGTGTAAATCTCAAATAGCCATAGTCAATAAAGATGGGTTACTTTGCGATACATATTGGGGGTATAGCAATTTTGACTCACTAAGATTCAGTAGCGATCAAGTTAAAGAAAAATTAGATTTGAAGTTTATTGCAAACATTAATGATTTAGTTAAATCAGATATTATTGAGAGAGCTTACTATTTAGATGCTGATTGCGTTGATTTAAATCACCCAAACAGCACAATAGGTAATTTCTACATAAGAAAGGGGGCGGTAAAGAACTTAGAAAAAATAAACCGCCTTTTAGATAGAGGCATCAAAAAGGTTGAGAAAGAAATTTCATACCAACTATCTCAAATTGAAAGTATGAAATCAGCGAAAAAAGAACTAACAAGTGAATCAAGGTTGCATGTTTTACCAAACGATTTAAACCTTAATGATACTTGTTGGGATGATTAACCCCTAACCTGAATAACCCACACAGCATTAGCAGGGTCTTGTTCCGCACTAATTACAGTGCAGACTTGACCTTGCACTGTGACTTTTAAATTGTCAGTACGTGGTGTTAACGTGGTAAATTCTTGCGGTCGAGCTAATAGTTTAAAATCATTAACTTGTATTTGAACTCCATTAAATTGACTCGCATTGTAATCTTCAATGATGCAATTAACTGTGTCGGTTATATCTGGGTCGTAAGTACTAGGTGGGGTAAACCCGCCTTTTTTTACAAAGGTGCATGAAACGAGAAAATCAGCAAATTCATCATTAAATAATTCGTCAGCTAATTCTTGAAACTCTAGTTTAGTTGTTGCCATTACGCACTAACCAAAGAGCCAAGACCGCTCGAAGTATAAGTAACATAAGGTGACAATAACCTGTCAATTGCTGTGGTTGGGTATTTAGTTGTATACGTTGCATTCTCTGCATAATCAACCGTTTTGGATAACGATGCAACTTTCTTAGATTCGCCAGTAACAGCCCTAGATTCAATGCTAACAGGGTCAACAAATAAGCGCCCCACCAGTGACAAACTAGATGCCTGTAACGCTGCACGCTTAATGGTTGAGTTTAACGGCACGCAGTCGGTCGGTATTTGCATTCCTTGGGCGGCGTTTAACTTTGTGCCTTTGAATGTGAAAAACGTATCAATGTAATCAACAGACGCGCTAATGATTGCCGCCTGTTTTTGTTCATCGGTATAAACGGTCGTGTCGTTTCTGTCTTCTAAATATGTTGTTAATTCTGCGACACTAATCAAAGCGTTTGCATTCTCGATGCCTGTGCCGTCTTCCAATACAAATGCCATTATTTATTTACCTTTTAACTGGTCATACCACATTATGCTATTTTTTGTTGTACTATTCAAATACTGATTAATTTTAAGGTGAATAGTATGAGTGATGGAGATTATATAGTAATAGACACAGCCGACAGAGTTTTGAACTTTCATGGTGAAAAAATAGGTGCTGTAATAACAAAAATGGAAGTTAACGATGGTCTTTACGGATCAAGAACTTCCAGTTTAACTATTGAGTTAACATGTGTAGATGAAATGGCTGATGACGTGTTTGATTTTGTAGACGTTAAACTGCAAGAGGCTTATGAATTATCACGCGTTAAGTCAACTTATTACTTGCTTGTCGGCTCAGCAAGTTTAATAGCTGGTTTAGCTTTTGGTTTATTAATTAAATAGGGATTGTTATGAACAAAGCAGAAATAATGAAAGAGTTTAGAGAGAAGCAATCAGTAATATCTTTAAGTTATTATAGCGATGAAAAGAAATTCAAAGCAACAAAGCAATTAGTTATTGATACAGAATTAAAACTAAAGGAGTTAAAAGAAAATGACAAGTAAAAAACGGCCAACAGAAATAGAGTCGCATAAAGCTAAAGTTGTTAATGCGTCTAATTGTTATACTGGTTATTCTGCTGCGTTTGATACTTCATTTGGTGAGGTTATTGTAACATCTAACAGTATTAAGGCGTTACATGGTGTTGCGTATAGTCTTATGGGGTTTAGATTTGAGTTAGACGAAAGCAAGGTGCAAAAAGTTGCTATTTTTGACCATAATAAAATTGAGGTGGAAAATGAAAACAGTTAAAGATGTTTATGATAAGTATAAAGAGTGGCCTGAGACGCACAATGGTGAATGGTGGATTGGTATTGGGGTTTGTTCACAAGGTAATATACGCCCTTATCAAAATAACAGTACGATATCTAACGAGAATAACGGCTGTTACAAAATATGCACCCGCGAACAATACGAGCAATATAAAGCTGAGCAGGAGAATAAAAACATGAAAGCAAGTTGGTATGATTATGATAAAGGTGAGGCGGTTAGTTTACCGCCTGTAAATACAGAGTGTTTGGTGTTTAATCATGATTTAGGTAAGTCTGCTGAGTGGGAAAAATGCACAATTCTTTTCATTGGGGATTTTAAATGTGTTTATACAAGTGAGTCATGCAAAGAGCGTGTAGGTGATATTGATACTATAGGTAAACTCGAATTCCGCCCACTAGACCACGACAAGTACAAGGTTAAAGCTGCACCTATGGATTGGTTGGTTGGCAGTGGTATTGATTGTGAGTTTAGCAACGACGGCGTTAATTGGCATGTGAGCCTGCTTGATGATACTAGAGGGTTAGAGTATTGTGATTTTGTAAAGTTAAATTGGAAACAATGCCGCCCACGCATGAATCACAAGCATGTTTTGACGCAAGAGCAATATTCTTTAATACCGCATGAGTTTAAAGACAACACATATATAACCAAATACGGTGATTGCATAGTCGAATTCACAGGTTTAAAAGATGGTTACAAATTCGCGCATGATGTGGAGTGGTGAGAAATGGAAGAAAGTAAAGAGCTAGTCAGAGCATGGCTAGATGAAGAAAAACATGGCGCAGATAGGGCGCAAGAGTTAATTTATTTTAGCGATGAATTGATTGAGTTTTATAACTGGCTTGTTTGTAAGAAAATTGATGAGTTGGAGTGATGAGAGATTTAGCGAAAGTGATAGCATTTGCAATATGTATGTATTGCGGTTTTCAATATGATAGTGGATGGGCGTTTTTCGGCGCTGTACTGTTGTTTTTAAACCTATGTGACTAACTAAACAAAACCGCCAATTAAGGCGGTTTTTTATAATGCAACTACAAATGACGTGCTAAATGCCAACGTAAACCCAAACTTGTTTTTACACTTAACAACACATCTAACAGTTTGACCAACCCAAGCAACTAACAATAACAATGTTGCAGTTGTTGCCGCCGGTATATCAACACCGTCAAGCTGCCATTGATATTCAAACGTAGTTGGTGCGTTAGATTCCCATTCGCCGTTATCGGTTGTAGCTTCCTCTGTAGGCGCTGTACTACCCGAAACGGTCGGTTGCACAACATTAATAGGAGCAACATTAAACTGCCTATGTTTGTACTGCTGAATCCTAAAAAAGTGATCGCGCGTTAGCTTTGAACTTCGCTTTAAACTTCCAGTTGGATTATTCTTCCAAATAGTCATATATAAAAATAAAGCGGGTTACCCCGCCTTATCCTATTTTGATGCTTTATCTTTGGCGGCTTTTAATTCCGCTTTTTTCTGCTCGCGTAATATGCGGGCGTGTGTTTTCGGGTCAACTAGTGAGCCGGGAACTAAACCATCTTTGTTTGTTTTTACTTCTGACATTTTACTAATCCTCTTTCAAGAAATAAGCGGGGTGTTAACCCCGCATCAAATTACCCATTGGTGACGAGAAATGCGATCCCAATATTTTCCCTTTCAAATACACGAGTCCAGTTGGCAGCAAGCGCACACTCTGCAACAGTTGGAGAGTCACCAGTAACAGTAGTTTCATTCCATTTGTAACCTTCTGGATGAATTAACCACTGTTTACGCTCTACAAGTGTTTCAATACCTGCACCGTCACCCGCTAATTCGTCATATTCAACTGCAACAGGACGTTTAGCCATCGCTTCACCGTAACCGAACACACCCGCTTTATATAAGACAGACACGTAACGGAAACCAGAAGTTGTACCCGCGATTACTGGCATTTTCTTATCTTCAACAACTCGCAAGCCGTTGTAAGTAGGAATTTGCACGCCAGTTTCTGAGTCTTGAATATACACAATTTGATTTTCTAAAATCATCTTAGTGTAAACAACAGGATGGACTGCAATTAGTGATAACTCGTCTGCTGATTCGCCCATTGTCGCACGAGCTGCAACAAACGCCTCAAAGCTGAATTTATTGGTATCGTCAACGCCAACAGTAGTTTCTAACGAGATATCATAAATCATGTCGTCATCGTTAGCTTCATTTTCAAGGAATATACCGGTAGTAATTGCTTGAATACGAGCTTCAAAACGATTGTCCCAGTATCGCGCTGTTTTAGATTGAATTTCCATCATTGGGTCTTCTGTGCCTAAAACCTCTGCAACTAGGTTAGCTGTTTGCCATGCGTTATTAATATGAACATTACGAGCGACCATTTTGCCAGTTGAGATTTTATCAGGCGTTGCAGACGATGCAGGATCGTCTGAGCTGATATTTTCTGAACTGTACGCAAGGTCTTTCCAGTAAGGAATTGATGTAATATCACCTTCACCCGCCGCACGTTGGTTTAGTAATGCGTTTGTTACTGCCACACCAGATGCAACGAAAGCGTTACGGTCTGGGTGGTTTTCGCGCATATATGACGCATATACATCTGGGTCAAATTGCACATCTGTTAATTGAGTAGTAGCCATTTTTATTGCCTCTTTACGTTAAATTAAATGCTTTCTTAAATCCAACAGGGTCGCGCTTCTTAAATTCGATACGCTCCGCCGATGTCATTGATTTAGGGTCTTTATCCGAGGCACGGCCTTGATTCGATCCTTTTGCGTTACCGCCGCCACTTGTTACGATGTCGGCTTTTATTAAAGACTGAAATAAAACGTGGTCATTAATCCACTTTTCAAAATCAGCGCTATTTTGTGACGTGGCACTGCCGTTGTCATCCAAATATGTTACTTCGTCAGTTTCTGCGTCCACTTCAAGAAAATCAGAAACCAACCGAACGAATGCAGCTTCACCGCCCTTTTTAGCGTATTTAGCTGATAGAGTTGCGGCAATAGCTTTCTTTTGCTTTGCTGCTAACTTCTTCATTCGCTCTTTAAATTCGTTCTTTGTTTCTTCTTCGCGGCGTTGAGCGTCTGCAATTTGCTGTTTTAGTCGAGTCTCAACTTCTTCGGTGTTACCCTCTGCTTTAGCTTTGTCATAAGCCTCTTGCTTTGCCGCGTTAATTCTTTCTTGTTCAGCTTCTTTGTAATCCTGCAATTCTTGAGCGGTAGTTCTAAACTTTCCGTCTAACTCGTTTGCAGTTTGTTTAACTTTTAATAAACCTGCATGTTTATATACATCCCCAACTTTTGTATAGTCGGATTTAATAAACTCTGGCAGTTCATCATATTGTTCTTGCGTTAGTTCTGACATCTGGCACGGCCTTATATCGTTAGTTGTAATCACACTCACTGAGCGCATCCTTTAGTAATGTTAACTGGTCAGACCACACGTGTCAAATTTATGTTATCTAGGTGCAAACAAATTAATTTAAAATAAATATTAAATAATACTTGTATAATATAATTGGCGTGTATATTATTAACTCACTGGTTAGGCAATAACGCTTACCTAAACGCCTTGGAGGCTGCTATGTTAAAACTAAAAACAACTAAATTATTTTACGCTATCAAAAAAACTGATGATGGCTTTGCGTATACACGCTCACGCAATGATGACATTACAGAGGATAAAACAATTTATTCTAGTTCTGCGTTATGTGAAATTTCTGCATGGTCGCTTGATACGCCTAGCGCGATATTGAAAGACATGAAAGCAATCGGGCTTACTGAGTTTGACGCTTTGAAAGCTAAAATGTATATGGGTGTTCAGTAATGAATTGCAAATACAATGACTGTGGATGGTGTTACGCACCTAAACAGTTGGAGAAAAACGACAGCAACAGGCAATGCAATAAACCGACCGAGTGTAAGCAGGTTAAGCCTGACGTTAAACAAATAACCAAAACAAACACAGTGAAAAACCGCTAACTAGGCGGTTCATCATCTTCAACAACTACATCGCGGCTAGGTGGTAAAACACCTTGGCCGCTTTCTAACTCGCCAATCATTTCTTCGACTGAATCGCCTACGCCCCAACCACCGTTAAATAACGCAGTAGCTAATTGACGGATAGTTAACACGCCATCAATATACATACCGCGCAACTGCGCAACTTCTTCAATTGACAGTTTAGGCGTTGCAAAGTCTCTAGGTAGCGTAATTGTAATTTCATCAAGCCTTGATTCAACTTCATCAGGCGACCATAAACCCTCAAACATGCAGCAATAAGAAACTGCACGCTTGGTTGCAGCTTCCATTGTGTCAGCCATTTGAGATAGCATAGCGTTTTGCTTGCTTGCGTTAATGTCAGCCTCTGTAGCTGTCATATTGCCGCCAGTTGATGGACTTGCTCCACCTAGAGCAATAACGCGCTTGTCGTACTGCTCAAAGTCATACTGAAACGAATCAAGCTCCGAGCCAACGCCTACAACTTCAACACTTACGTTATTAGGTAAGTTATTAACAGCATAAGCGCCTGTTTCTATTTTGCTGCGTCCGTTAACTTCCTCAAATAACTCTTTATCGCCATTCTGCCAACCTTTCGTGTACGTAGTTGGTGCAATCGCTTTTTGTGTCTCAGTGTAAACCGCTGACTTTCTGTATTGAGCTAAATCTATATCGGCAATCTGACCAAGATAACCAACTTGTATCGGTAGTTCACCTGCGCGCATTTGCTCATCAGAGCAAAATATAATAGGTATCCATTGTAGCACCTTGCCGCCAACCATCACATAGTCACGCTCACCATCTTCATTCGTACCGCGCTCGTTATAAACCACTTTTTTCTGATAGTAGCCGGTTTCATCTAAACCTAGCTCAAGATGCGATTCAACAACACTAGTTGTCTTTGTTTGCTCGTCAAATTCTTCGCCCCATTCAACCAGGTCAATCCACGCTAATTGCATAACGCCGTTAATACGCTTGAATGACCAGTTGATAATATTTTCACGGCTGTACGATTTAATCACAGCGCGAGGATTTGCAGCTTTAACATCGGCTTTAGAAACAGAATCTAAATCAACTTGACCAAGCCCGTTGAAATCAACAACGAATGCGAGCCATTTAGTTTGCAGGACCTCGCTTGTTTGCAATTCCATCATAGCTTTTAAGCTCGTGCCATCACCATCTGAATTTTCAATTAGATAGTCAACTTTATCAGGTACTTCAATATCAGCATCAATAAAGCGCATTTTACCTAACATTGTGCGGCGTGTTTCATCTGTATAGCCGGGGAATTCTGCGCCGTTGATGTATTTCTCGTAACGCAATAATGCACTATCGCTCGTTTGGTCAACGTCAGACGGATGCGGCAACAATACAGTCTTTTGGCGCTTAACCTCGTCACTGCCTTTATTGCACGTACGCACCTTGAACAGCGGCTTTACTGCTAAATCGTACTGGTCGCTTGTTTGCGCTTTAGTTGTTTTAATCTCTGTATTTTGCATTATTGCCTACTGGTCAGACCACATTAATGGATTAATTGTATTACACTGTCAATAGTTAAGCAAATAGGAGTTAATAATGGAACTAATATTAAAACAATTAGTAGGTGGCGGTGTCGCGATTATATCAATCGCGTTTCTATTAAACTTAATTTATCACTACATTAAAGTGTGTAAGCAAATCAAAAAATTAAAAGGTGAACAAAATGAGCAAAGCTAGAGCGGTATTTAAAGGCAACGAGTTACAAAGTTATTCTGGCGGGTGTAGCTCATATGAGCGCGTATACACTAGAGGTGACGATATACAAAGCAACCCGCCGCAAGTTGATAAATTGATTGATATAACTGAACTACAAAACCAGCTAGCAGAAAAAGACGCGGTTATTGCTGAGTTGAAATCAATGTACGAAGGATTAGAAAACGCTAAATCAGAAGGTAATTATTACGGACGGAGTAACACTATAATTAATTATATAGGAAATTTAAAATGACTAACTACGAACTACTACTAACCCACAGCGCCGCATTTTTACTAGGTGGTTTTATATGGCATTTAATACTGGTCGGATGTGTAAAACATATCAACGGTGTTATTATTGGTGATGAAGATGATTAAACCACTATTACTATTAACACTAATATCACCAATCGCACACGCGGCTGATATTTACCTGTACAGCAAAACATCCATTGGTTACAAGTTTGATCAATCAAATGTTATGCAGGAAGACTTTTCATATTATAAATCGCATCCTATAAGCTCAACTTTTGAGTTAGGTTTAAACGTTAACAAGTGGAGTTTTGGTGTTAAACATGATAGTCAGCCGTTTGATGGTTGGCCAGTAAACAACAAAGGCGAATTGCACAAAACAGAAGTGTTTATTTCGTATACTAAAAAATGGGAGTTGTGATGGACAACAAAGAAGATAAAAAATATTGCAAAGAATGCGGTGGGTTTATTAAGTATGATAAAACATCAAGATTGCTTAGCTCGCCGCCAAAATACAAAGGCGTGTGCAAAGATTGCGGAAGTTTTGTTTACACCAAATGTAGTGAGGTTGAAGATGAATAACCTACAACCTTGGAGGCCAACTGAGCTACTACTGAGTAATGAAGAAATACAACTGAGTAGAGATATTGCACGAGAAGACAGAATAGAAACTTTGCTGTCAATGTTAGAAATCGTGTTAATGGTCGATATTATAATAATGCAAATGGTGATTAGTAATGACTAAAATAACAGCAGCAGAGTTATTAACTTATGCACTCAATGAAAGTGGATTAAAAACTTCTTTTGTTGCCAAGAAATACGGCGTTACAGTGCAAGCAATAAATAAGTGGAAACGTGGCGACTTCTGCCCTAAATACGATGATTTATGCGGTATTTTAGAATATTTGGGGTTTGATATGGCTGAATTGATAATAAAACTGAGGAATAAGTAAAATGTTAGATTATAAACAATTACACGACTTTGTAGCCAAGCCGCTATTAAGTCAAATTAAAAACGGCATGAGTGGTATTGATGCGTTTATGATGTGTGTCGCTCATGAGTCAAAAGGTGGCACATATTTAAAGCAAACTCACGATGGCCCCGCAAAAGGTATCATTCAAATGGAGCCTGACACACATAATGATGTATGGCGCAATGGTGATTCAATTTGGGATAACGCTTTAAAGTTAGGAATAATTGAACGTTGGCAATACGATATTAAAACACACCCAACATCAGACCGATTAATATACGATTTACGTTATAATGTGTTTATGTTTCGCCAATTTATGTTTATGCAGCCTGGCGTTTTACCCGTGCGCAGTAGGGAGTTAGCGAAATATCTTAAAAAGTATTACAACACCGAAAAAGGTAAGGCTACAGCAGAAAGTTATTACTATGACCATATAAACTGGCTTAATAATGGTACTCATTAAAATAATACTAATCCCGTTATTGTTTGTTGCAATAGCGGTTTTACTTTCGCATAAAACTAAAGAAGAATATCAACAGCCGCACAGTTGTGATTGGGAGGATGAATGAACAAAGCACTAAAAAGATTTAAGCGTGTTAAGTGGATTGATACTGAGTTAGCCAGAAAGTACAAATTTAGGCGAGCATTAAACCACGCGCATGTGCTAGCAATAAAATCTATGGCTCAACTAAAAATTGACACAATAAGAAACTCAAATGATAATTTATTTGAAAAACAACTTGCAGTTAATGTGGTTAGAAGAGACGCTCGTGAGGCAATAAGCAAACTGGTCTAATCTGTTTAGGTTGGTTGTTGTGGTATTGTGGGTTTTTAATTAACTTAAAGAGTGAGAGAGATTATGTGTGATGCAGAAGAGCCGAAGTGCTTTCAAGTGATAACAAGAAAGGCACGAAAAGAACACAAATGCTGCGAGTGCAGAAAAATAATAAGCAAGGGTGAGTCATATCAGTATTGTAGTGGCATATGGGACGACCCCCAATCATACAAAACGTGCTCGTCATGCGTTGAAGTAAGAGATAATTATGACAATACCAATTCATGCATACCACCATTTGGAAGCTTAAGTGAATATGTGCAAGAGCAGTTTTATACAGGGTTTGGTGTTAATGAGCTAATTAAGTTAAACCCACAGTTAGAGAGTAATGTTAAAAAATTACTTGGAAAAGCCGCTAATTAAAGCGGCTTTCTTTTAATTCAATCCCGTTACTATTTAGATCTATTATCATCAAAAATATTTAACAAATATTGTGTTGGATTTTCTTTCCTCCACTTCCAATCAGCAGCTGTATGACATGCCTTGCAAAGCGCCTCAAGGTTTGACTGCTTATTAGCTTGTGTTTTATTTTTATGTTGATGGAATGGTATTATGTGATTAACATCTAACTTTCTTCCGTTTTCTTCTTCTGTCTTTCCACATATTTTACAAACTCGCCCGTGTAAATCTCTGCATTTCTCAGCAATCTTTAACCAACCTGCACCCCTTCCGCCACTTCTAGAGCTGCCGCCTTTCCAGTTAGGATGATTTTCTTTGTGGTGAGCTGTCTTTAACTTCCTTTCCTCATCTGTTTTCATTAGATATGAAACACACTCTGATGAGCAAGTTTTTCTGGACTTATCTTTTATGTATCTATTCTCTCCTGCCATATAAGAAATCGCACTAAACTCAACTCCACAAGCTTTACATTTTTTGCGGCACAATCTTGAGAAATACTCATTTTTACACGTTTGAGAGCAGTATTTTCTTGTTTTCGCCTTTCCTGTTATAGCAATATGATTGCCGCACCCGGCGCAATCAAAACCGTTAGCTTTCCAAATGTCACGCCTAAATTTATCGTAGCAATCCCTAGAGCAAAATATGTTTTTGCACCTGTCGCCACTTCTATTTTTTACAGGTGTTCTATTAACTCTATTGCCACATTCTTTACAATGATGTATATTTGATTTGCACATTTCGTTACTCCAATAACGTTTGTGAAGTGAGGTGAGGGAGCGCCAACTCCCTTGTTTCATGCTTTATTATACGATCATAGGCCTGCCATATCAAATGCCTTTTTGTCCAGAATCTTCAACTCATCTAGAGTGAGTATTCTATTACTCATATCTGTGAATTGACTTAACTTTAAATTCCCTTTTACCAATAACTCAGCTCTAGCTTTACCAAGAGTCGACTCTATAAACCACATAGGTTGCTCTTCAAGCCAAACTTCATGGCTTTTTTTTGCAGAGACTTGACCCGGCTTAAATATGTCAGTGTCTTTTTTGCCTCTATAACCAACCTTTGATTTAACTCTTAACCTTTCTTTTCGCTCATCGTACAACTCCCTAGCTTCCGCACCTTTAACACCACCAACCGCCGATTGTGTTCCAGTTAACTGAGCGCCTTTTACAACTGAAAGCATAGTCGAACGGCAGTTGAAATGATTTGGAGGCCAAGGTATATTTTTTGCCGTAACAGACCATCTTTTGCCAGATAAACCCAAACATATTAAGCTTGTTTTATTATCCCAAACAGAAAGATAAACCAATTCATTTAATATATCCTTATTGTCTTCAACCATAGCCTTTTTAGCCTGATTAGCATAATGAATATAACCAGTGCGCGCTAATGTTTCAGCCTCACGCGCAATAATTCCACCAACAACATTCTTAACCGACTTCTTAATCTGGCTAATAGATTGACCAGAATTAAATCCAGTACGTACAGCAGAATTAATATAACGCTTACGTGAATCAACATTAGTCGTCGTGTAATCACCCCACGGCGCAACTGAGACGTTTTGGCCGCTCGTTAACTCCATCATTGCGGTTTTCATGTAGCGTTGAATGTCATCACTATCAGGCACAGTTATAGCCGCAACACCCGCAGCAGTTTGATACGCTGCTTGCCATTGAGCCTCATAATCAGCAAGTGGGTTTAAATAATCAGTTGTTAATTCAGTCCAACCGTTATTATCTTCAATCGCCTTATTGATAGCTCGAACAATACGATTTAATTGTGCTTGAGTAGGATTTTCGTCGAACTCATTTAATATGCGCGCAATTGATTTGTATGTTGCATCTAATGACGGCTTTACAACTGAGTTAATGCCACCACTAGCAAGTCTTTCGATATACTGTTGGTGGCGTAGTTGTTCGTCTATGTCGTATTTAATTGGCATTTAAAAGCCTTTGTGTTTATGGTTGGTCATTATCAACAAACCCTTTTATGTGGCCAGTAACCATTAAGTTACTAATTAAATGCTTAGTTCTAACCTGTTTCGGCAATACTTTTTCACCTAAATTAATAATCTTTACAGCCCAAAACTCTCTCATTAGATATTTCACACGTCACCGCCTGTAATAAACTCCATACTTTCAACATCAAAAACAGAAATATCACCACCTGTGCCAACGTCCATTGTAGCAGCAAACTCAGCAGCACTAAACGCAGATTTACCTAACTTCATAACAGACAACGCATAAGGAGCACCCGAGCCGATAGCCTCGTTAAATGTTAACTCAATTTCAAAATAACCCGTTTCATTATCAACGCCAGAACAATAAGCGACACCATCAATAACAAAAATACAAGTTACAGCAGGTACAAAATCAGGTTTAAATCCTATTAACTTATCCATATCTAAAAACGGTTTTATGTCAGCAATATCACCGGCAAAGAAATAATAAACGCCATCTTTTTCATGCCACTTTTTAAACGATGTGGATTTAATCTCATTGCCCGCCGTCATTAATCCATCACATGCGATTTGTTTAGTTTCATGGTTGTATACGATTGTAGTCATTTTCATTCATCCGTTTAGTTCATCCGATAACCATTATCAGCCAATTAGTGTTTATTTGCAAATCGCAACTGGTCAGTCCTGTTTTTACTAGACAATAATTTTACAGTGAACTATTGTTTAGTTTCTAAAGTTCGTATTACATTTAATACTTAACTAACGATGAGGATTTAAAAATGTATTTGTTGCTGTAATGGCAACTATTCGGAATTACCTAACAGTTCAAAGCCAGATTAATTTCTGGCTTTTTTATATCTGTTCACAACTGGTCTAATCAGTTAATCAAATAAACCGTGCTAGTATTGGTTTAAGTTAATTAATGAGGAGTAGTTATGAGCTTAATAACAGATGTAAAAAACTTAACGCCGTTATGGGTTGTTATTTGCAGAAATAGCAGTGAACAAGCCTACGTATTAAATTGGTGTAAAGTTAATGAAAAATCAGTTTCTAACTGGATGGTTGGTAATAATAAATTCCCAATGTGCTACGACATTAGAGAAGGTGTTGCTGGTTGGACTGACTTACTTGATCGCGCAATGAGTTATATTGATTTTATAACATTTTATAACAACGAAAGTTACATACAGGAGCAAACAAAATGAACAATGAAACACATGAAGATAGAGTGAAGATTTTAGAGGGTGCGCCTGATGGTGCGACTCATGTTAGCAATGAAGATTTTGAATTATACTACAAGGAAGACGGGAGTTATTATGCTACCCATAAAGGGAGATGGTCTAGAATTTCCGCGTTGCTTGGTTCTGTTAGCTCACTAGCAGACATACAAAAACTAGTTGATATGCAAAATGAGATTGATGCGTTGAGCAAGCAGGTTGAGGTTTTGCACAACACTTATTCTATTGGAGGGTTTGATTAATATATAACTGTTCGGAGTTGTTAGCAGCCAGTTTTGTGATATAAATAGATTTAGTTAATTAGGAGAAACAAACAAATGACTGAACAAGAATTTTACAGCTTATATAAGAAATCGGAAACGGTAGAAACTAGAGCTAAAAACGCGAAAATTGCACGAGATAAAATTGAAGAATTAAAAGATAAACGCGAAATTGAGAAGGCGAATGATTATGAGTGATTTAAATAGATTCACTGGTGGTGACTGGAAATTAACACGATATGGTTATGAGAAATATTCAATAAATGGCGAGAACGGCGAGGAAGTTTGCTTCACGCACAGCCAATTTAATGGGCTAGTGCTTGCACAAGCTAAGAATATGTATGAAATTCTTAACCAAATAAATAACTTTATAGCAGATTCCAAAAATGAAATTGACCTTGCTGATTTAGTTTGTGGCATTGCTCACGATATTGATAATTTACTAAACGCATGTAAACCACCGGAGAAAGATAATGATTAACCTAACACTCGCATTTATAATATTTTTTATATCGTCGTTATCATTAACGCATTACAAGAAACTTGCATCATTAGAAGAAGCACATCCAGTTGGTTATGCGATATTCGGATTAGTGATAATAATTGCCTTACTTGTTTCTACTGCGCTAATGCTTACTTATTTTTTCTTATTAATGATTGGAGTTAATGCATGATTATTCAAATAAAAGTTACTGAGCAAATGATTAAAGCCTGTAAGTCGTGGGTTAATGATGTTCAAACTTATAGACTTAAATCATTGAAACGAGTTACAACAACCGAACTAACTGGTTACTTCTGGTGGAGGAAAGAAATTGAGGTTGAATCTTATGTGTATAACCAAGATTTAAAAATTCCACCGTTATGCAGACTTATTGATATGCATTACAACATACTGCCAATTCTACACGAGCCTGAAACTGAGTATACAATACATACAATATCAAAATTAAAATCACCGCAAGTTATACTACTAGATACACGAGAGTTTAACGATATTAACGAACTTATGGAGTATTACAAATGATTAACCAAGAGGCGCTAAATAAGGCGGCTGATATATTCAACACTTATCCGAGATTAACTATAGTAGCTCAACAAGTGCGTATTGCGCTAGGTCGGGTTTAACGAAACCCGACTGCTTTTGCTGGTTTCTTATTCTTCGATGCGCATCTATAACGCAACGTATCATAATCGTGGTCTTCTTGGTCTGTGTCAATATCATCAGGGTTTTTAGTGTCACGCGCAAGCACTGAAAACCTTGATATAATCCCACGTACATTATTAAAGAAATACAAAGCTGGCCTTTCTGTTTTACCTGATTCTGATTCCTTTGCTTCTAATGCAGACTCTAGCATTTCACACAATAAAGACGCACCTGCAACACGGCTACCGGGCCTTTTATCTGACTCAGTCCATGTCACACCCGCCGTTTGCATTTTATCCGCTATACTAATTTGGTCATCATTAGGGTTAAATATTGCATTATCAGCAGGACCCGGCATAACGCGATTGTGACTTTCGGCAATACCCGGCGTTATATTACATTGCCCCTCAAACTTAAACGGCTCTTTAGTGTCTTTGCCGATAATCCTATCATCAACCCACTTAACCATTTTACCTACATTAGTGGCTGACATGTTTAAACCTTTATTTAACTCGTCAGGCCTGCAACCGTATAACTCACCAATTACAAACACAGTTCCGCGAGCAGGACAAAAACGCTTACCACTTTCTAATGTGATTTCTGTACCGTCTGCCTCTGCAAACCATAAGTTACTAAACGGTTTTGACTCACCCCAATCGTGTGCGCGGTCTAATGTCCATGTTCGAGGTATTTTGAACGGCTCAATGACATGAACGCTTGATTTCCATAAGTGGTCGAATCTACCACCACTCGTAATATCCCATGAACCATCAACCCAAGCAGCTCGTTTATTCGGGTCTTTAATCGCCATCAAATTGGCAATGTATTTAGTATCTAGGTATTTATTCTCGCGCCATGAGCCATGAATAGCAACACGGGTAAGTGTTACAACTTCTTCTTCCTCGGTTGCAGGGTTAAATACATTAGTTGTAGTTTTATATACTTTACCGCGAGGTATAACGTCAATGAATCGTTTCTTAACCCACGTGTGTCCAACGCCGAACGGGTTAGTAGTAGAAAAGCACTCTAGTGGGATTGGTGGTAATAACGAACCATCATCAAGCGGATAATCTTCTGGTTTAAATGATGAGCGCATACAGGAAAACATTGACTCGTAAAACTCTGAATCATGTCTTTTTGTTAATTCGTTGTGCCCTATAAATGGGAATTCTTGCCCGTGATAATTCCAGTAACCATCTGCCTTTTGTTCATACCTGAATAGTAATTCTTCACCTGTCGGCCACACCCATTTAAGTTCACTTGCAGATGACAAGAAACGAGCTCCATCTTCAAACTTATTAAATAACTTTTTAGATTGCGCAACAATATCGGCTAAGTTTTTATACTCCATATCGAATATAACACCACGCCAGAAAGCGCCGTAACCTAGACCGACTAAACGCCTAAATCTAAGCAATTGAGCCGCAGTTTTACCGGGTCCGCGAGTGCCCTCATATAATATTTCATCGCATGGACAAGATAACGCTAATGATTGAGAGCCATTTTGCGGCCTAACTACAACCTTGTATTGTGGGTTAGTCATCTTTATTTAATAACTCATCATGTACCGATTTACTGGACGATTCCCAATCATCAACACTTGCAGCGTTAGGTACTGGCATGATGTTTTGTATAACGACTTGCTGACTTTCACCTTCTGGTGATGCTCTCCACTCGTTCTTGCGTCTATTCTTAAGCCAAAATATAGCGGCGGTAGTATCTGGTTGTTGAATCTCTTTGTATGGGACTACAACCTCTTCACCTTGGAATTGAAATATCTTTACAGTGTCATATTCATAACCAACCGCGCGTTTGTACAGGGACATTTCGACTCGGTCGTCCGCATCGGTCTTTCCAACTTTTAAGGCGTCCGAAAACTCAGGGTGATCATACTTCCATTTGTAGAATGTTGACCTTACTATATCTAGCGCTTCAACTACATCGAAATCAGTAGCGCCTAGTTCACACATCTTTTTTGCTATATTTGCGTACTCTGGTTTGTACTTGGTAGGTCTAGCCACTGGCTTTCTCTCTTGTAAAATAAACACGGTTTATAATGTAAATAGTACGCAAAAAAAAGCCTAGAGTCAATCTAGGCGAATGGGGAGTAATGCTTATTTCGTTATAATGTGAGTTGCAATAATAATCCACCCAATAATGAATGGTATATTTTTCATTTTCTTAGTGACGCAAATGTCATACAGATTTACAATAATGCAGCTAGATATAAAAACCAAACACTTATCATAATTCAATCCTCTCTAAGTTAATTAAATCGAAATGTTGTCTTATTTACTCAACCCTTAAAATAGTTGTTTTTGGGATGTATATCGCGTCACTTTCACCGAAGTATATTAGAGGTAATGAAACCTCTGTAACCTTGCGACTGTGCGATATATATCCATCATATAGGTATGTTACTTTACTGCCTACTTTAACCTGCCCACCCAGTAGCTCTATATTCTTTTGATGTTCAATTGCCGAATCTAAGTTTAAAAATTCTAAGCCATCGGTTGTTAGATATTTTTTTATTGTTTTTATAGTGTTCATCTTAAATCCTCTCTCAGTTAATTAAAAATTTACCCCTTTTCGCCATAGCGGGGCTACTATTACTATGAACACGGCTTATTAGTTATTAAGTTTACGCGCGTTTAGATAAGCATATGCACTTAAATGAGTCAGGAGAAACCCGCTAACATAAACCAACCCGACCAATCACGGTGGCCATTTCTGGCGGTTGTCTAAAATTGGTACGAATGGTGAGAGTCGAACTCACAATACAAAAGTAACTAGGGTCTAAGCCTAGCGCGTTTACCAGTTTCGCCACATTCGCATAAATTGGTCAGTGTGGCAGGATTCGAACCTGCGACCACCTCGTTCCAAACGAGCTACGCTACCAGACTGCGCTACACACTGAATAAACCTTTAAATGGCGGCCGTGCATTCACACCCTAAACCACTTAGTGTAATTGACTTGGTTCGGCTCATGAGATCTATTAAAGACATCCGTTAGCTACAATCCCTAATTTCAAATCAACTACACTAAATAGTTTTCTAGTCTTTCCCAGTGTCCGCAACTTTCTTTTTACAAGTTCTAATCAGTTGTCGCCGCTTGGATTTACTGTTTACTCAGTCCGTTTATATTACCACTCTAATTCCCCATGTAAACCTGTTTTTAACTGGTCGGAGGAGTGTTATATCGTGTGAACCTTTCGTCTAATGTTAGCATGAAACCCCGCTTTGGTTTTGTACAGACGGTCGCGCACTTCTTCAAGTGTTAACGTATCGCGACCAACTTCACCATAAGTCTTACTGCGCCTTACAACAGTCAAGCATGAACGACTACGATAACCTGCATCGTGCGCGTATCTGTCCATTGTTGCTAACTGGTTAAACGATTCAATCTTAACGCCTGCATGCTCTTTGCTAACCATGTGATGATGAATATGTCCAATATCGATATAGTGATATTCAGTTTCGCCATAATCTTGTCTGAAATCCGTAACCATAACATCGCCTAAGTTTTTAGGACGGCACTTATCAGAGTGATGACACATAACAAACGTATTACCCATTCGATAAGGGATAAAAATACACTCGTTGTTCAATACCGTAACTCGTTCAGTTTCTTTAAACATTGCGTCTAAATGAACAGCCATCCAAATATCATTAGTGCGCGAGTGATTACCTTGATTAATTATCACGTCAACGTATTTAAAATGAGTCAATGCCTTCTTAACAATCCATTCCATAGTTCGACGATATGCCTTAATCATTTTTGGATAACGGGTATCATAATCTAGGTCGTGGCCACTCGCCTCAGTCTTGGCGCTAAAGTTTTCGTAGTGCGTCATATCTCCCATATCTTGTATAACGCAACGTTCATAACCCTCGTTTCGTTCGATGTGCCAACCCATCGCAGCGCACAATTCACGCTCAGCAATTTCCAAGTCAAAATCGTGACCAACTTCCTTGTCATACGCGACCATGCCCAGGTGAGCATCACCGATATTAAACCAAGGAATTACGTCTGTGTTTAAATCTGGCTTATCAAATTGCGGTAAATCATTTAACGGTATTGGCGTTGTTTTCTCTTTCACATGCTCGTTAAACATTTCCATCAACGTGTCGATTGTGCGGCTAGTTTTAACCCACTCCATGACTGTGCCAGTTGAACCGTCTTCTTTGTCTTTGTGCCTGACAAGCGTGGAATACCCCTTAACCAGTTGCGAGTCAGGGTTGTTATAATAACGGTCGTTTTCTGGGTCGAACCCGGTAGCAACAAGTTTTGCTTTACGTCTTGATATAGTTCGCGGATTTACTTCAAATTCCTTTGCTATATCGGCAACGCTTTTACCTTCTGTTAACGCCTTTTTTAACGCATCGTCTGAAAATGTATATGGTCGCATTTTTATTCATCCTTTGTTAATTTAAAAAATGTTGCATCACGCCTAACGGTCACAAAACGCCCGTCAATCAATTCTAAGACCTCAATTCCTTTATTCACCTTAACGGCTAGGTTCTCCTTAGTTATCCCCGCAGAATCACACAGGGTTCGCCTATCGATACCTTTTGATTCAGCTAGATTTATTAATTCGGTTAGTTTCATAATTCTACCTTAATAATATATTTTTCGGATGCGGCGGCTAAAATCAAGTCTAGCTCTGTAATTATCATAGCGAGAAAACCAGTAATTAATAGCTATCACCTCGTGATACTGCTTATTGAATGTTGTTTTTGATATACTCACTTTAAATCCTCCGCAGTTATGCCTAGTGCCTTGTTTAGATTGACAACGTCTTTCTTGCTCAGCCTAATATCGCTTATGTTATAATCGGCATCTAAAATAACAACTCCACCGCCATCATCATCGATTTTTATACTCTCAATATCACTGTCACTCCACTCTACCGACTTAATGTCGAATGGTTTGCGTGGGATTGGTGTTGAGGAAATACACAAGCCGTTGCATTCATATTTAACCTGCAACACCAACCCGCAAAGAATTTGTGCAAACCTATCATTTTCAAAAGTAACATCCCCATGAAATGTTACAAAATAATGAGTAGCCCACTCAGGCGCCAAATCAATTTCTTTCTGTGTTAATGGTCTGTTCATTTGTTTGCTACTTAAATCTCGCAAGATTGTATAAATTTGATAGCGCTTTCTCTATCTAGTTTTAAAACAAAAATTAAAATCTCTTTAGGTATAGCATAATTATTAGAGTTAATATCAATCATGCAAATACCATCCGTTTGTTGAACTATACCCCATCCATCCCCTAATTTATCTTCAATTATTTTATCTAATTCAATGTTCAACTCCTTTAACTGCCCCTCAAGCTTGAAAAATCTATCTATAATTTTTTCTTCTTTTTTACTCATTTCCATTTACCGTTTTGGTTATTTGTTAAGTTTTTGTTTTACATCATCCCATACGCAATTTTCAACAAGGCATATATTGCTCAACTCGGCAAGTGGTACTGTTACCATTCTAGTGCCATGGTGATACGCATTGTCGTCGCCCACTAAACTCCTATAGTAAACTCCGCATTGAGCTATATTATCAGTTAACTGATCGTACTCTCTTTGTGTAAATACTTTGTATCCGAAAAAATTCATAATACGTTTAATCATAATAACTTTAACTCCAATTTAGTTATATCTGAATACATTCCCCTAAAATCTGACTCGTACAAGCCTTGTGCTTTTAGCATCCTTATCTTAGAGCGTATAAGGTCAATTTCACGCTGAATCTCGCTATTGTTTTCTTCCTTTAACTTTCTTCTTAGGTTGTTGCGTTTGATATGAGTGCCGCTTATTTGCGACACCATTAATTCTATTTCTTGTTCGGTGTAAGCCATTATGCAAACACCAAAGTTTCAGATTCTTCAACCTGCATAGCTTGGTTATAAAACGCTACCAGTTGAGGGTATACAGCTTTAAATGAACGACCTGTTAATTCTAAACCTGCAATTAACGCTTGAGCTTTTATTGCAGAAAGAGAAGATTTTAAACGGTACATATCCAAAAGGTTGATTGCTTGTTTCATAACTTCTGTTTTTGCGTCTGTAAATTTAAGTGTTTTCATAATCTTCTCTCCGTTTCGTTAAGCCTTATTGCCTAACCGATGAATTCATTATACTAGGGTAATTTGATAATACAAGGGTTAATTTGAAAATAATTTGGCAAATAGTGCAGATAGTTACAGATAGTATTGGTTCACTATCTGCAACCCCTTGTTTTTCCTTATTAATTTATACAAATAGAGAGATAGTAATATATATATATTATATTTTTAATTTATTAAAAAAGTGTATATAGCTATCTTATATCTATCTATTTAATACTTATTTATATATATACTATTTAACTACTAGTCACTATCTGACTATCTGCACTATTTTTTATATAAATCAATAGTTTACAGATAGTAGAGGCTCACTATCTGTCACTATCTGCTAACTATTAGATATAAAAAAACCTCAATTAAGAGGTTTTCGTTGTTTTTACTTCAAGGAGTATTTTGTCGTCACCTTGTGATTTTTGGCTACGCAGTCCTCCTTTTTTATTAAACCCATACTAACTAGTTTTTCCAAAACAGCTAAAACGTCTTTTTTCTCAGCAGGCCTACAACGATTTGCAATAACACCAAGTGTCACTCCGTCTTCTTGTGACTCGATAACGGTCTGTATTTTAACCGCTAGTCCGTCCGCTGATTTTTCCATATTGGAGTAGGCGAGTTTTATTTTCTTATCTATGTCTTTCTTTGCAAGCTCAAACGCCCATGTAATATGCTCGTCTGTTCTTACCCCGTCACCAATAGCAAGTATAAAACTTAATTTTGATGTTATCTCATAGCCACGTCTTGGAATTGCTTCTAAACCGTTGTCTTTTGATTCCTCTGCCATATCCCAAAAGTATTGATAAACCTCGTCAAGTTTTGATACAGCGCTTGGCGTGCTTTTTATTGGTGACTTTGCGCCGTAGTTTTCAACGCGCCATCCTGTTTGCCCTGCCAATGCTTTTAACTTCAATTCCATTTGCATTGACATTTTTGGTTTTTTAAATCCTTTTTTACGCTTTGGGTTGTTTTCTGGCTCGTCAAATATCATCGAGCGACTGATAAATCCGTTTGTTGCAATCTCGTATGTTACTAGGTCGTTAAACGTGACAGGAGTCGTGTAACCAATCATAGCGAGAAATGGCATTTCTAAACCTTTGTCGATGTTCTCTACTGCATACTCAAGCTGTTTAATTCGTTGTACTGTTAGCTCGTCTGCCTCGTTATCTTCTTTTTTCTTTATGCAGAATGATAATTCCTTTTTCATTTCTCGCATTAGGTCATCTTTTAAGTCCCCACTTACTGGTAAATAAGAATTGGCTTTACTGTATACGCTCATTATTAAACCGATAACGCCCTCTAAGTAGGTAGCGCCGGATTTTCCTGCATTTGTTATTTTCTTTAATACGATGCCTAATTCATCGACTGAGTAAAAAGCCGCTTGATGGCGCACAAGGTTTCGTACAATCTCTTGCTCTGATTTAATATTACCGTGTACCGCTTGTGACATATCAGCAACACGCATGCACTCAAGGAAAGCTTGTTGTACTGCCTCTTTACCTGTTGAACTTCCTGCAACACAGAATGTTAATAAGTTGGCCGTCATGCCGTCTTGTTCGTCTATGTAACGTAATCCTGCAATGTTGCCAACTGCTTGTATAGCGGCTGCAACGGCTAGATTTTCTCTAGGATACAAACATTGGTCGTTTATCCATTGTGTTAATTCACCGACAAAGCCCGGTGGGCGTTTTAAATCTACAATAGCGGTTTCGGTTGATTTGAATTCAACATCAGATACAAATTCAACTTCTTGCTGATAACCGCCTGATTCAGCTAGATTGATAACTGTACCAAGTTTAACTGGTGTGTCTGACTTGCCAAATGAGTGCCAATGCTTATTCATCGCGCCAGAGTTGTACTTACTGCCTTTTTGACTCCAGTCGTCCCAAAGGTCGAACCCTGCACCGCCTAAAGTTTCATGGATTGCCATACCGACACGAACCCAGTTATCGTAATCAATATCAGGGTCTATAAAGGAAAGCATTTCTTCTACGTCTTTATCGTCAACGTCTACTGTGCCAATATTGGTAGCCACTCGTACCTTGTTTGGTTTTCTTAACATGTCTATTAACGATGTTGGTGCGTCTGTAACTTCGTCTGGACTTCCTTTTTCAGTTTCATATACATTGCCGCTTGCATGTAAAGAGTCCGAGCCAACGACAAACCCACTTGATTTAAAGTCAATGCCTTTATGTGTTTCTAAATGTGACAATAAAGAAACATCTTTAGGTGCTTTAAAATATATGTGCCAACCTCCGCCACCTGTTGCGACTACGAATTGTGATTGATCATAATATTCCTGTACCTGTGCAAGGCTTCCGCCGTTGCGTGGGTCTATATCTATAATAATGTAGCCGTAGCAAAGAACACCAAAACCAGTTTTAAAGTGGCCTAATTCGTCCATAATATCTAACTGTTCGTCTGACCATGTTGGCGTATGTTGCCAGTTAGACGCTATTGGGTGTTTAAAAAATGATTCACACTCTGGATTCCCACAGTCGCACAAATCATCTTTCGCGCCATGTAGACCAAATACTTTAAACCCTGCCTCTATATAATCGTAATGGTTAGCCATTTATTTCTCCAAGTAGTCAGATAGTTTTTTTATCACTTCATAACTAGGATTTAACTTTACCCCTTTTCTTATAGCTGACAAGTAAGCGCCCGTAACGCCTATATCTGCGGCTACCTTTGTTAAGTTTTTATCTTGTAACTTTTCTTTTATTTCTTCTAATGCAAGCATCTTTTTCATCCTTTTTTGTAATTTAATTTAATTATTTCTAATCTGATGGTTGACATATTAAAACTACTGGTTTAAATTGTCAACCGTTGAAGACAAAAAGAGGAAATAAAAAAATGACAAATTCTTTGTTATCTAGTATCACCAAGCCGCAGGCTAGACCTGCAATTATTACAATAACGGGCGATCCCGGCGTAGGTAAAACCGTGCTGGCTGCAACGTTCCCTAAGCCTATTTTTATCCGTGCAGAGGATGGCATGGAATCAATCGGATTAGATAAACGTCCAGACGCTTTTCCAGTGTTGGACTCAGTAGGTGCATTATGGCAGCAGCTAAAAACGCTTATTGATGAAGACCACGGTTACAAAACGTTAATCATTGATTCTGTTACACAGCTAGAAACTATGTTTGCAGAGCATATAATGGAAACCGACCCTAAGAAACCTAAAAGCTTAGCGCAAGCAAACGGCGGTTATGGTGCAGGTTATAGCGCAGTTTCAGCCTTACATGGTCGAGTTCGCAAAGCGGCAAAGATACTAAACGAGCGTAAAGGTATGTTTGTTGTATTCATTGCTCACAGTGAAACGTCAACTATTGAGTTACCAGACCAAGACCCATACAGCCGTTACGATTTACGTTTACATAAAAAGTCTGTGCCACACTATGCCGACAATGTTGATATGGTCGCATACTTACGCCTTGAAACATTTACAACTGGTGACGGTGAGCGTAAAAAAGCTATTTCAAGCGGTCAACGTATTGCGGTGTGTCATACTGATGCAGCACAAATAAGTAAAAACCGTTACGGTATTACACAACCAGTAAACGTAAGCGAAGGTGTGAACCCGTTTATTGAATTTATTCCGGCACTAACGCCAACAACTAATTTAAACAAAGAAGAAGGTAAATAATCATGTCATTTTGGAACTTAAACGATAATACAGAGCAGTTAAACACAACTGGTACATTTGAATCTGCGGGTGGCGATATGGAGCCAATACCTGCAAAAACTCAGGTTAAAGCGGTTATTGATGAAGCTAAATTGGACGACTATGAAGGCGACCAATACATTAGCTTGCGATGGTCAATCTTAGCGCCAGAAGAATACAAAAACCGTAAAGTGTTTCAGAAAGTACGTGTATTTGAATCAGACCCTAAAAAACAAGATAAAGCTAAACGTATGCTTGCAGCTATTGCAGCTAATGCGGGCGGCGGCTTGCTACAAGAAGCTGACCCAACATCTGGAATCGCGCTACAAAAACATTTGTTAATGAAACCAATGGTTATTATGTTGCAGGTTTGGGCAATGGAACAAGACGACGGAACAACACGTAAGGGCAATTGGGTTAGCGCTGTTAGTCCGTTAAACAATCAAGCAGCACCACAGCAGCAAGCACAACAGGCACAACCTGCGCTAAACGATGACTTCGATGGTGGATTTTAATTAACCAACTGCAAGGAGCGCCCTAGTAATAGGGCGTTTTATTTATTATGGAACAAAGAAGCAAAGAATGGTTTTTAGCCCGTAAGGGTAAAATAACTGGCAGTATGGTTGGCGCAGCTTTAGGGGTTAATCCTTGGTCTAAACCAGATGATGCTATGCGTAGAATGGTTAGAGATTATTGCGATCAACCTAGCGAGTTTACCGGTAACATTGCAACCGAATACGGAACTAATAACGAGCCTAACGCGACAGAAGACTACCAATTTGAAACTGGTAACACTGTTGTAGAAGTTGGTTTTATTCAGCACAGCGATTGGCTTGGTGCTTCACCTGATGGGTTAATCGGCGATGATGGCGTATTGGAAATTAAATGCCCATACGGTATGCGAGACGCTAAAAACGAAAGTGATTTTAAAAGTATTGACGATCAACCTCACTATTACGCACAAATGCAAATTGAAATGTTATCAACTGGCCGTGAATGGTGTGATTTTTACCAGTGGTCTGCTTATGCGTCTAAACTTGAGCGTGTTAACTTTGACCCGTTTTGGATTGAAGAAAATTTACCTAAGCTAAAAGCGTTTTACGATAAATATTTAATTGAGCGCGAGCCGGATAACGCATGGAGATACATAGACGGAGGTCAATTAGTTTACAATTACAAACTAAAAAAAGCCGCTTTTGATGTTGCTAAGCAGGAGTTTGAGGAAGCCAAAAACGCATTAATTGAAGCGGCAGACGGTAAATCATGCACTATCGGTGATGTTAAAGTGACAATGGTTAATAAAAAAGGCTCTATTTCTTACGCTAATGCGGTTAAAGATTTATTGCCGGATGCTGACTTGTCAAAATACGAGGGTAAAACCTCACAATCTTGGAGAATTACATAATGTTAAGGGGTTATCAACAAGACTCAGTTAATGCAATAATTGAATGGGTTAAAAAATGTGTTGACCCCGCTTTAGTTGACTTAGCAACTGGAGCAGGTAAAAGTCATATAATATCAGCCGTTGCAGATTGGATAAGACAACAAAGTGACAAGAAAGTCTTGGTGTTAGCCCCGTCTAAAGAACTAGTGGAGCAGGACAGGGAGAAATACTTATCAACTGGCAACCCCGCAAGCTTGTACTGTGCATCATTGGGTAAATGCTTAAAACATAGTGTTGTTTTTGGTTCACCTCAGAGTGTGAAGAATGACATTAAAAAGTTTAAAGGCGGTTTTGCGGCTATCATAATTGATGAATGTCATAAAATCACACCGACAATAAAAGATATTATTGCGCATATAAAAAGCGACAGCCCAAAATGTCGGGTTATTGGATTGACGGCCACGCCTTACAGATTAAACACTGGTTACATATACGCCATTGATGAGCATGGAAACCCAGTGCCGGAATATAGGACGCGCGACCCGTATTTTGTTAAATGCCTACATAGAGTTTCGGCTCAATACTTAATTGATGAGGGTTATTTAACGAGGCCACACGCCGACCCTGACCACATAAGGGGTTATGCAGCAGGTTCGCTTGAGTTAAATAAACAAGGCAAGTTTGACGCGCGTGAAGTTGAACAGGTATTCGAAGGCCACGGGAACTTAACATCTGAAATAGTCGCAGACATTGTTTATAATAGCCAATACAGAAACGGCGTTATTATATTCGCAGCAACAAGAAAACACGCCGAAGAAGTTATGGCAAGCCTACCACCCGCTAATTCTAGGCTTGTAACTGGAGAAACAAAAGATAGTGACAGAGTTAAAATAGTAGACGACTTTAAAAAGAGACGGTTTAAATACCTTGTCAACGTATCAGTGTTAACAACTGGTTTTGATGCTACGCATTTAGACGTGGTTGCTATACTCAGAGCCACCGAGTCAGTTAGTTTGTTACAGCAGATTATAGGGCGAGGACTAAGGCTTGGTGATCCAAATACGGCGGGCGATTTAATTGCAATTGCCAACAGTGAAAAACCCGATTGTTTGGTGCTAGATTATGCTGAAAATATAGAACGACATTGCCCCGATGGTGACTTATTTAATCCGGAAATAAG